CAAGAGGTTGGGTGTCAGAAAAACCGAAAGCAAAATCTAAAGCTAAGGCAGAAGCTAAAGCTGAAGATCCAATTGAAGAAAAGGAGTCATAAATGGCTACACATATCGGACGAGACGGTGTAATTAAAGTCGGCGTTAATACTGTTGCAGAATTACGCAGCTTTAGCATCGAGGAAACTGGTGACACTGTAGAAGATACAGTGATGACCGACACGGCGCGCAGCTTTATTCCTACGCTAACGTCTTTCACTGGTTCGGCGGATGTCTATTGGGACGAAACTGACACCACAGGCCAAGGCGCATTAACGGTAGGCGCTGCTGTCACTATCGGATTCTATCCAGAAGGCGAGGTTGCTGGTGACACTTATTATTCAGGTTCTTGCATCGTGACAGGTGTCAGCCGTTCATCATCATTTGATGGGATGGTTGAGGCTTCTATCAGCTTGCAAGGTAGCGGTGCGTTGACTGCTTCTACTGTTTAATGGGTATCTTAGACAAGGCTAAAGAACATTATCAAAGTGTTCTGGCTGAAGATCCTAAGCCATTGGAAATTCCAGAATGGGGCGGAACGTATTATGTTCGGCCTCAAATTTCTGTTAAAAAGAAGATGGAAATCCAGTCCAAACTGACATCAGATAAGATGGACGAAGGATTGGCACTGAGCCTTGTTTATTACCTGATTGACGGCAACGGTGATCCTTGCTTCAAGAAATTGGAAATGTCTGAGATTGTAAGATCGGTTGACCCAGACGTTTTAATCAGGGTGGCTGGTCAGATAGCAGAACTTCAACCACAGCCCGAGGATCTCGAAAAAAACTAACAGACGATCATGCTCTACTTTTCTGCTATCAGTTAGCGGAACATCTACATAAAACAGTAGATGAGATATTACAGATGGGCGTGGTCGAGTATCAGGGCTGGATTGCATATTTTGAGGTGAAAGAACGTGGCAATAAGTCCAGTTAATATTCCAATTACGGCGCATGATAAGACTGCGGCAGCGTTTAAGTCAGTCAGCAAGCGGCTTTCATCGTTAAATAAATCAATCGGTGCATCAGTAACTAGAGTTGCGAAGATCGGAACTGCTTTTGCGGCTGCTGGTGTTGCGTCTAGTGTTGCCTTGACCAAAGCGTCAATGGTATCAATCGATGCGCTTGCGAAGACTTCTGATCGTTTAGGTATAGCAACTGAGAAACTTGCTGGACTCCAACACGCTGCAAGCCTTGCTGGCGTAGAAAATAAAACCTTAGAAAAATCATTACAGAATCTTGCTGTCGGTGTCAGTGATGCCGCCGATGGTACGGGTGTCGCTAAAGATGCCTTGATTGAACTAGGTTTGAGTGCTGGCGTATTAGAAAAGCTACCGTTAGATCAGCAGATGTTGCAAGTCGCTGATGCGATGCAAGGTGTAACAACTCAAGCAGACAAGGTAAGAATCGCAACTGAGCTATTCGGTGCTCGCGGTGTTTCTGTTCTAAACATGATCGGCGCAGGTTCTGAGAACTTGACCAAGATGGCAGAAGAAGCAGATCATCTGGGTATTGCGGTATCTCGGGTTGATGCTGCAAAGATTGAGCTGGCAAACGATGCTGTCACTAAAGCCAAAGGTGTATTCACGGGGCTAGGCAATCAACTAGGGGCAGCGTTTAGTCCAATAATCGATGATGTAGCAACTAAATTTTATCAAGCAGCATTGGACACTGAAGGCTTTGGAAATATAGGCCAAGACGTTGCACAAGCGTTAGTTAATGGATTTGGCTTTGTGCTCGATACGATTCAGATGGTTCAGCATGGAATTCTGGCGCTTGAATTAATTGCTTTAAAGGCTAAAAAAAGTCTGCAAGATGTATTTGAGCCGTCAGCAGGAATGGCTGAATATATAAAGCAAGAGCAGCGAATGACTCAGGCTTTAATGAAGCAAGAAATAACGAGGAAGGAATTTACAAATTGGCAGATAGACGCACAGGAACGGCTAAGAAAAGGAACTTTCATAGCTAACGCTGAAATAAAACAAGGATCAGACGAGACCCAAGCGGCAATCGACGCGGTGATTGCAAGCATGGCTGAGTTTACAAACAGCGCTTTGCCAAGCGACAGGATCACTTTATTGTATGAACGAATAGTTGCCGAGTCTCAAGCCGCAGCTCAGGCTATTTCAGACAATTCACCTGCCAAAGTGATGCTTGATGATTTAGATAAGAATGGCGGCAAATTGCTAGAGAAGCTGACATTCTTCCAAGAACAAGCATCAGCAGGGGCAAAGAAGCGAAAAGAATTTGAAATGAAATCTGCAACGGCTCAGACAAGCCATGTATTAGGTGAGTTGAGCAATCAGTTCTCAGGAATCGCGTCCAATAACAAAAAGCTGTTTCAATTAAACAAAGCCTTTCAGATAGCCCAAGCAATCATGCAGACTTATCAAGGCGCAACGCTTGCGATGTCAAGTTACCCACCACCATTGAACTTTGCAATGGCTGCTGCCACGGTTGCTTCTGGATTGGGCCAAGTCGCTCAGATCAAAGCACAGTCGTTTGAAGGCGGTGGCTTTACAGGTCGCGGTGCTAGAGCTGGCGGTCTTGACGGGAAAGGTGGCCAAATGGCTATGCTTCACCCGAATGAAACTGTCATTGATCACACCAAAGGTCAAGCTGGCGGAATTACAATTGTAAACAACATTGACGCAACTGGCGCTGGTGCTGATGTAGATATGAAGATCAGGGCAGCAATGCAGCAGACTTCACAACAAACGATACTTAGCATACAAGATCTCATGCGGCGTAGAAGGTTCGGTTAATGACGACTTACACATTCCCAAGCATAACCCCATCCTCAAACACTTTTGAGCTGGTAACGAACACTAGGACGTTTCAGAGCCCGTTGACTAACTCAGTCCAGACGGTAGCTCGGAAAGGATCGTTGTGGAAGGCTACGCTTCAGTTTAACAACCTGACAGGTGATGATCGGGCAGAGATGCAAGCGTTCTTGACTAAGCTAAACGGTCAGCAGCACAGGTTCTATGTTCAAGATCACGGGTTTGTTAGGCGGGGTAATGCGCCAGCGGTTAGTGATGCTATCGTTGTCAATGGTGCTGGTCAAACTGGCTCAACGCTTAACGTCAGAGACGCAAACCTTACCGTAACGGACTATTTTAAGGCTGGTGATTACATAGCGTTCAACAATGAGCTTCACATGGTAACGGCAGCTTGCAGCTCAACGGGAACGGGTACAATTGCGGTTCCTATTGCGCCACCGATCAGAAAGCCTACCGATGACGGCGATGCCATAGATTACCTTTATCCTGTTCTAGGTGTGTTTATGCTTGCAGGATCTACGTCTTGGGATACGCAGCCAGGACAAGTTTCAAACTTCACGATTGAGGCTGTAGAGGATGTTCTAGCATGAGCCGAGGATTCCCCGCAGATGTAGCCACAGCTTTAGCACAACAGCACGTTGCAATTGTGTCTTTTGCAAAGTTGGAGTTTCCGTCTGGTACTGTTTACCTTCACAACTCATTGGGAACGTATACTTGGGGCGGTCAAGACTGGCTGGGTGTTGGAGATCTTGGATCTATTTCACAGGTTGAAGAAGGTCTGGATGTCAGTCCGTACGCTATTACGCTCACTTTATCAGGCTTAGACGCAACGATATCAGGCGTGGCTTTAACCGAAGACTACTATTTACATCCTGTCACGGTTTACCTTGGTGTCTTGGACGCTGACGATGTTTTGATTGCCGATCCTACCCAGATCTGGGCGGGGTTCATGGATCAGATGAATATGTCGGTTGGCGCCGATGGTGGTGATGCTATTCAGTTAATCGCTGAATCTGAGCTGTCACGGTTCAACAAGTCTTTGAATCTTATGTATACCAACGCCGCGCAGCAGGAGAAATCTTCTGGTGATCTGTTCTTTAACTTTATGCACAAGATTGAAGGCGCTAAAGTTAATTGGGGCGCTAAATCAACTGGTAGTTCAGGTGGAGTAGGTACGCCAACAGGGCCGCAGCATAATCAAGTTAATGCTTATCGATAATGATCTTGCAAGTCTATCAAGCGTTGAATAAGTGGGAAAAGAAAGACTTTGATTATGGTTCTGTAGATTGCTGTCAGTTCGCTGGTTTCATCGTAAAAGAATTAACAGGCAAAGACTATCTTGCCGATTTCCACTATAATTCTGAGGAAGACGCTGAATCTATCATTAAGGATTTTGGCGACTTGGAAGACACTGCTGCAAGCGTTTTAGGCGAGCCTACGGAAGACATTAGATCATTGCCAGATGGTTCGCCAGTTATCGTAAAAACGCCTGACAGCCAGCTTATGGGTATCAAGCTGGGTAATACAGCAGTTTGTCTAGTTAAGAAAGGATTCGCTAGAATTCCTGAGCAGCATATCTTATCGGGTTGGGATTTATGCCACAAGTAGCAGTAGCGTTATTAAAAATCGGTTTTTTCGTTTTTGAGGCTTTTGCTGGTGCCGCTGCTGCTGCAACGCTTGGCGCTGGTGCTGCTGTAGCGATTGGTGCTGCTGTTGTCGTTGGCGGGACTTTAATTGCTAAACAGGCAATGAGTCTTTTTGAAGTAGAAATGCCGACTGTTGACACAGACGCTTCCAGACAGAGAACAGTTAAGTCAACGACAGAACCACAGAAGATAATCTACGGTGAGGCATTAGTATCTGGCCCGATTTCTTTTATCGGGTTATCAGGCACCGATAACTCTGACCTCTATCAGACAATTGTTCTGGCAGGGCATGAATTAAACGACATCACCGACATTCACATGGATGACGTTGTGATTACTGACTCGCAGATAAACGGCGGGTCTGATGCTGGCGGTAATGTCACTGCTGGGACGTTTGGGCCTAAGAACTCAAACACTATTTGCGTAATTAACAAGCATTTAGGTGAAGCATCTCAAACAGCAGACGTTTTATTGACAGGCGCGTTTGCTAATTATACATCCGCTCACCGTGGTGATGGTATTGCTTATCTAGCAATGAAGTGGGTCTTGAACGAAGACTCAGCGGAAACTTGGGAAAAATTTGCGCCTTCAAATGTAAAAGCATTGGTTCAAGGCAAGTCTATCTATGACCCACGGTTAGAGTTTGCGGCTGTTGGGACACGCGGG